CGCAGATACACGGCCAGATCCTCGACGGCATCAGCCTCGGCCTCATCGACGGATCACAACCATTCTCGGCCACCGCGCCGGCCATCGAGACCATCGACCCCAACCTCAAGGCCGGCCGCATCCTGCCCGACATGCGTTACACCTACCGCCTCAGCGGCGCAATTCACAAGGTCCGCGTAGTCGGCACCGTGCAGGTCTAGACCCCCTCGCCCACCTCACACTAGGCCTAACAGGAGCTGCCAAATGGGATACAAAACATGGAACATCCGAGAGCTGAGCATCAGCCTCAACAACGTGCCGCTAGATAGCGGCGGCTACGCTGAGGACGAGGTGTTTTCCCTCGACTGGGGTGAGGACTGGTACACGAAATATGTCGGCGCCGATGGCGAGGTGACGCGCTGCCGCACTAACAATTTCTCGGCCACCGCTACGCTCAAGTACGCGCAGACCGCCGACGTCAACACCCGCCTCAGCGGCTTGCTACAGACTGACATCGCGACGCTCAGCGGCGTCGCTGCTGGCGTATTCCAGGCGAAAGACAACGCCGGCAAGCTGCTCATCACGAGCGCTCGTGCGTGGATCGTCGGCCCGCCGGCCATCAAGCTCGGCAAAACCGTGCAGGTCTACGAGTGGAAAATCGACCTGGCTGACGCTCGGACTAGCTTCTTTGGAGGCCGCTAGCACATGGAGCGACCGATCAAAGAGCGTGTCATCTGTGGGCACACCTACAAGGTGACACTGCTCGGCGCGCTGCAAGGCCGGCTCATGCTCGTGCGTCTGGTCAAAACGTTTGGACCGGCGCTCGCTGCGTTTCTCGAGGGCGTGCTGCACGCCAAGGGCGGACTCACCGAGTCGCTCGCCCTCGGCTCGGCCGATGCCATCCGCGACATCGCCCTCAAGCTCACCGAGAAAGACCTCGCCGACATCAGCGACCAGCTCGCGCACTTTACGGCTGTCGTCATCTCGCACGACACCGAGCCGCAGCTCGACAAGATCCTCGACGAGCATTTTGCCGGCCGCTATGACGCGTATATGCAGTGGTTGGCGTTTGCGCTCGAGGCAAATTTCGCCAGTTTTTTCGGCGCATCGAGCAGCGGGAGTCGGGACCTACTCGCGAGGCTCAAGACGTTGCTAGCGTCAGCGTCGACATCCCCGACGGCGTCGACTGGGACATCCACCGCATCGCCACAAGTCAGCGCTACACCGACAGCCTAATGACCATCTGCCACGACTGGACGCTCGACGACCTCTACACGGCGCACGCTGTGCTCGACATGTATGACGAGCTCGAGCAGCGTAAGGCGCGCGCTGTAGCCGAGGAGGCTCGACAGTGAGCGCCGTCGTGCTGCGCGAGCTCGTCGCCAAGCTTGGCTTGCAAGTCGACGAGGCCGCATTCAACAAGGCCGACAAAGAGCTCAAGACCGTCAAGCAAGACCTCGTCGGACTCGACCAGAGCGCACAGACCGCCGGCTCGCACTTCAAGCGTGCGACGCAGCAGATGGCGACCGAGTCTAAAAAACTCAACTCCGAGCTCGGCAAGAAACCCAAAGAGGGCGGCGGGTTCGGCGCCGGCGTCATGCAGTACCTCGGCGGCGCTGCCGTCGTCGCCGGCATCGCGCACGTCGTCGAGCTCGCGAGCAACACCATCGAGGCCGGCAACGTCCTCGGCGAGGTGTTCGGCCCCGCTGGCAAGTCGCAGGTTGAGGCATGGTCTGAGACCATGGGTCAGCAGCTCGGCCGCTCCAAGTACGCGTTGCAAGGCAACGTCGCAGCGCTCGGCGCCATGATCAGCCCCATGGTCGGCAACGCGACCAAAGCTCAGGAGATGTCGCAGCAGTTCGCCGGCCTCGCTGTCGACCTCGCCAGCTTCTTCAACGCCTCCGACGACGAGGCGCTCACTGCGCTCAAGAGCGGCATCAGCGGCGAGAGCGAGCCCCTCAAGCGGTTCGGTATCGTCATGCAAGACGCCACGCTCGCCGAGTACGCGCACGCGCAGGGCATCCACAAAAAGCTAACCGCGATGAACGTCGCGGAAAAGACCGAGCTGCGCTACCGCTTCATCCTCGCCAACACGAAGAAAGCGCAGGGAGACGCCGCGCGCACCTCGCACGAGTTCGCGAACGCCTCGCGCGCACTGACCGACCACATCAAAGACACCGGCATCGCCATCGGCCTCAAGCTGCTGCCGGCCGGCAAGCTGCTCGTCAACTGGGCTAACAGGGCGATCAGCGCCTTCGACGGCGTCAGCAAAAATAGTCACATCATCGAGGGCGCACTCATCACCCTCGGCATCATCATGCTCGCGACGTTCGGCCCTGCCATTGCCGCAGCGGCGGCCACCGCCGCAGGCTTCGCCGCCGTCGCCCTGGTCGTCGACGACCTGATTGCACTGTTCACCGGCGGCAACTCTGCGATCGGCAAGTTCCTCGACACCATGTTCGGCGCAGGCACCGCTGAGCAGTTTGTCGCATCCATGGGCGAGGCCATGGCATGGCTCAAAGAGCAGTGGGATGCACTGCTCGTCACGCTCACGGCAGTCGATTGGAACCACCTACTCGCGATCACAGCGAGCAACCTGCGCGCGCTCGGCACCGTGCTCAAAGAAGCCTTCGAGGCGGCTTGGCCGTACATCGAGAAAGTCGGCAAGGTCATCGGTTTTATTGCTGGCAAGGTCGCCGACATCGTCAAGAGCCTCGCGAGCTCGGCCTCAGAAGGCCTCTCTAAGCTGTTCGGAGACGCGACCAACGACGCCACCGCCGAGGTGATGGATGGCATTCGCAAAGGCAAGCAGGCACGCAAAGACCACCTAGCGGCCACGCGTGCAGCGAACGCCGCCGCCGCCGTGTCGGCCGCTGCGCCGAGCTCGGCCGCGCCGCCTATCATGTCCGGCGCACCATCGAGCGTCACCGTACCCGGACCGGCCGCAGCCGCCGGCGGCAGAGTGATCAACAACTACAACCTCAACGGCAGCACCATCGTCGTGCCGCCCGGCAGCTCGCCGACCGACGCCGCCAAGGCTGCCGCCAAGTCGGCCATGATCGAACGCCGCAAGCTGCAATGGGCGCTGACACACTCGGCCGGCGGAAAGGCGTTTGGCTGATGCTGCGCGAGGTAAGGCACCTAGAGATCGGCGGCATCTGGATTGATTGCAGCGTGCGCGAGTCGCACTCACTGCAAGGCACATGCACCAAGCACAACGTCGAGGAGGGCGCCGACGTCACCGACCACGTGCGCGTCATGCCCGACTCGCTGCAGCTCGAGGGCATTGTCACCAACACGCCGCTCGAGCAGCCCTACTCACAGACCGCCGGCGCTGTGTGGGAGAACGCCCCCGTGTTCCCAACCTACCCGAGCGGCGAGCGTGTCGAGCGCAACGTGCAGGTCGGCACTGTTAGTCAGATATTCGAGGGCGAGCCCGCCCTTGGGTTTTTCACCATCGTGCCGATCCTCGGCGACGTGCTCACCGTCACGCGCAACGTACCGAAGGGCGCCGGCATCGTGCCCAACCGCAAATTCAACTCGATCGGCCCCATGATGGACTGGGTTCCAGACCCCGTCACCGGCATCGCCGGCCGGCTGTCTCGAGACTTCGAGCGCGCACCGACAGTCGCCGACGCACTGCGCGCCACGTTCCTCGCGCGCAAGCCTATCCAAGTCGTGACCGCGTTTCGCAGCTACGAGAACTGCGTCCTGACCGATCTGCAAATCGAGCGCGACGCCTCGCGTGGCTCTAACCTGTTCTTTTCGGCGACCTGCGAAGTCATCCGCCTCGTCAAGTCGCAAACCGGCCTCGCTGGGCCTCCGAAGCCCGCGCAGGTACGCGCCAAGCCGGCGCTCAACCAAGGCACCCAAACACCGCAGCCCGTCGCACCGACCGAGGTGCCGCAGGGCACCAAAGACGCGAGCGGAAGCATCCTCGGCAACCTCGGCCCGCCCACACCCGGACAATGAGCGCCACACGCATCGTCACGACGCCCTACCCCGACACCACGCAACGCGTGCAGCTCGGCACGAGCGTCTACAGCCTGCGCGTGCGATGGAGCCAACGCGGCGAGGCGTGGTACCTCGACATGTCCGACAGCGCCGGCAACGAGCTGCTGCGTGGCTTGCGCCTCGTCACGTTGTGGCCCCTGCTCTATCGCTATCACTACAACCCAGCGATCCCGCCCGGCGAGCTGTTTTTCGTCGACCTGCGCGAGGAACACGCCAAGCCCACGCTCGAGGGCATGGGCGACCGCTTCCGCCTCTACTATCTCGACGACGGCCAATGGTGAGGCGCTGCCATGCCTGACAACGCCGCCGGCTACACCGACCAGATCGACCTATTCGACCGCAGCTACCGGCTGCAAGTAGTCGACCGCGCCATCACCGACCTCAACGTGCGTTTTACGGTCAAGCGCTCGCTGAGCTCCAAGGTGGCCAACAGTTGCGAGATCGACATCTACAACCTCAACGCCGACAGCCGCGGCGCACTGCAAGGCCAGCGTGACGTGTTCGTGTCGCTCGACGCAGGCTATGCCGCCGGCAGCTCGACCATCTTTCGCGGCGACCTCGCCGAGGCTTGGAGCACACGCGACGGCACCGAATGGATCACGACGATCACGAGCAACGACGGCGGCACCGCGCGCAAGACCAAGCGCATTCAGAAGACCTATCCCGCCGGCGCCAACATCCCGGCCATGTTCGAGTCGATCGCCACCGAGCTCGGCCTCGGCCTCGGCAACCTCGGCGCCGTCGCAGCCGCGGCTAAGTTCCTGTCGACGGGCATGCGCACGGCCCCCGCCGGCTACACCGCGTCAGGTAGCGCCCTCGAGCAGCTCGAGCGGCTCGCTCGAGCGTGTGGCCTCACGTTCAGCGTGCAGGATGGCCAACTGCAGTTCCTGACGTTCAACTCGGCGAGCGCCGACGCTCCGATCATCCTCAACCCCGGCACCGGCCTCGTCGACTCACCCGAGATGGGCAAGGACAAGACGGTCAAGGCCAAGGCACTCATGATCCCCGGCCTATGGCCTGGGCGCCGTGTCGAGCTCAAGAGCCGCCACGTCACCGGCCTCTACCGCATCGACACCACCACCCACAAGGGCGAGCTCGACGGCTCCGACTGGGGCGCCGAGCTCGAGCTCAGCGCCATCAAGGGCGGCTAGGCGCTCGAGGCCTCGGCGGCTCGAGCGCTCGTGCTCTTGTGCCCTCGAGCAGCCGCGCGGTACACCGTTTTCATGCAGAATCCAGAAACCGACGTCTCGCCCGAGGACATCACCGCCGACGTGGCCATCGAGCCGCCTGCCGCCGACCTCGAGGCCGACGACCTCACCGCCGCCCTGACCGACGAGCCCGAGGCCGCACCGCCGCAGGCCGACACCTCGCTCGCTTCTGACCCCGACGACGACCAGCTCGAGGCCTAACCCCGGCATGCTGCAGAGAACCCCCGAATGGGCTGAGGTGCTGCAGACCGCCATCGACAGCGCCCTGCTCGACGTCCATACGTCCATGCCTGGACAGGTGACGTACGTCTACAACGACGCCCCCGAGCTCGGCCAGCTCGTCGACGTGCGGCCATGCCTGCGGCACGCCCTCGCCACCGACGCCGACCCAGACGCCGCAGTGCCCTACGTCGAGGAAAGCCTGCCGATCCTGCAACGTGTCCCCGTCGCCTATCCGCAGGGCGGCGGCTTCTCGATCACGTGGCCCCTGCACGTCGGCGACTTCGTGCTGCTCATCTTCTCAGAGCGCAGCATCCGGCACTGGCTCGCGACCGCCATCAAGACGCACGAGGTAACGACCTCGTGCCAAGACGTCGACCCGCACACGCTCGACGGCGCGATCGCCCTGCCGCTCGGCCCGGCGCCGCTCGGCAACCTGCTCGTGCGCAACCGCTCGACCGACATGGTCCTCGGCGGAGAGAACGGCAAACGCATCTACATCACGCCGAGCCTCATCTACCTCGGCACCAACGACACCACCAAGCTCAGCAAAGCCGCTCGAGCGGACAAGACCGACGAGGCCGTCGGCGACATCCGCGGCGACCTCACCGCGCTCAAGGCTGCGATCAGCTCGGGTTTCGCTGCTTGCGCTCCGAAGCCCGGCCCGCCCGTCGACCCAAAAGCCATCTTTGACGCAGCGACGACCACGCTGCCGAGCACCTATGACGCAACCGGCTCGAGCGTTGTTTACGTCCAAAAATAGAGCATGACCGACCTCGCACTCGACCCGCTCACCGGCGACCTCGTCATCGAGGCCGGCGACCTCAAGCTCATCAAAGGACCCGAGGCCGTCGCGCAAGATGCCAACCTGCGCGTCGCTCTTTTCCTCGGCGAGTGGCCCCTCGACCTGCGCGTAGGCATCGACTACCGCAACCTGTTTTTTGACCGCCGGCCACCCGAGGCCGTGATCCGTGCGGTGTACGAGCAAGTGCTTGGCGAGACCGCCGGCGTGCAACGCGTATCGCGTCTCGCTCTGCTGTTCGACACGCCCTCGAGGACGCTCACCGTGCAAGCGACTATCATCGCTGACGACGGCACGACCGTACCTGTCTACCGCGACATCCTGCTCACCACCGCGCCGCCGCTCGCGCCGCAGCCCACAGCTGACATTGCAGGTGCTCTGTGACCGCAGGCCTCACGCCCACTGGCTTCGTGCCCAAGACCATCGCGGAGATCATCGCAGATCTCCAAGCCGCGCAGCGCTCGACCGTCGACGGCACACTCAACACCTCGGCCACTGGCGTCCTCGCGAACATGAACATGTCTTTCGCGACCGAGCTGTCGAAAGTGTGGGAGCTCGGCGGCGAGCTCTACGCAGCGCACGACCCCGAGACAGCCGAGGGCGTCGCGGCCGATCACAACGGCTCGCTCACTGGCGTCACTCGATTGCCTGCCACCAAGGCGCAAGTCGTGCTCACGCTCACCGTCGCCGCTAGCACGCTCGTGCCCACCGGCAGCGTCGTCAGCGACCCCCTGCGCCCTACAGCACGCTTCGTCACCAAGAATGACCTGACCACGACCTCGATCGGCGGCGGCTCCTATCCGGTTGCGGCCGAGGCCGAGACCGCAGGGCAGCTCACGGCGGCAGCGCACACGCTCACCAAGATCGAAAGCCCGACAAGCGGATGGACAGCCGCCGACAACCTCGGCCCTGCAATCCCCGGCCGCAACATCGAGACGGATGAAGAGTACCGCGCTCGCCAAGCTGAGGTGCGCGCAAGCACCGAGGGCGGCACGCTCGCCGGCATCGTCGCCGACGTGCGTCTGCTGCCCAACGTCGTCACCGTGCGCGGTTATGAAAACGTGCTCGACGTACCCGTCGGCGGCATGCCCGGCCACAGCTTCGAGATCGTCGTCGTCGGCGGCGACGATGTCATCATCGCCCTCTCTATATGGGGCAACAAACCGGCCGGCATCGAGACGCACGGCACCACGCTCGTGTACGTCACCGACACCGAGGGCGTCATTCACCCCGTACGCTTCTCGCGTCCGACGCAGAAAGTGGTCAACGTCAACTATCTCGCGACGACCGACACCACCTACGTCGCCGGCAGCATCCGCACCGCCCTCGAGCTCGCGTCCGTCGACCCACTGCACCCGATGCACTTCGGGATCGGTGAGCCCGTCTACCTCGTGCGCCTCTTGTCAGTCGCCGCCGACGTAAAGGGTGTGGTCAACGTCACACTCGACATCGACCTCGCACCAACACTGCCGCCCGACGCTGTGCCGACGTCGCCTGACAAAACGCTGGCCATCGGCCAACGCGAGGTTGCGACGTTTACCGCCGCAAACTGGGTGCCGCCGTGACCCTCGAGCACAACCTCGACGTCATCGTCGACGGGCAAGCGCTGCCGATCTACGACCTGCGGCAGCCGCTCTTTCAAGCGCTGCTCGCCACCTACCTCGGCGAGGTGCAAAAGCTCGAGGACGCCTATTGGTCGCTGTACATCGGAACCATGCTGCCGGCAGCTGCCGGCGACGCCCTCGATATGATCGGCGACCTCGTCGGCGAGCCTCGGCAAGGCCGCACCGACGCCGAGTATAAGCTGTGGATCACCGCTCGAGCTCGCATGCTGCACTCGAACGGTACGCCACCTGACCTCATCTCGCTCGCGCGCGCTGTGCTGCCCGCAACCGTCGGCGCTCACCTGCTCGAATACTACCCCGGCGCCATCACGCTCGAGCTCATCGGCCCCGTCGACCTCGCGACCGCCGCCTCGCTCGGCGCCATGTACAAACAAGCCAAGGCCGCCGGCGTGCGCATCGAGACCATCTCGTCCGTCGTCGACGCCGGCCTCGTGTTCACCCTCGGCGACGCCGCGCTCGCACCCGAGATCGACGTGCAGCGCGGCACTTCCTCCGTCGACCAGCTCGTCGGCGGCGTCCTCGCCAGTGTCACCTAATGTCAGGCCTCTCGAGGTAACCCATGGCTCTCACGCTCACCTTCAATCAAGAGTTCCTGCCACCCGGCGGCACCGACCAAGGGCGCACTGACATCTACTCAGACATCGGCGCCGACGGCCGCGCGAACGCCGTGCAGATCAGCGTCGGCGGCATTCCCGAGACGTCGACCGTCGAGCTCGTGCTGCTCGACGAGGCCCCCGGCTCGAGCCCGCTGCTGACGCAGCTGTCGCAAGAGTCGTGGACGCTCGATTTCAACCTCGACTCTTGGGGTCCGTTCCGCATCCGCTGCAACGCTGTGATCGGCGGCATCGTAGTCGACACGGTTACGCGTCGCATCTCAGTGCGCTCGCCCGGCTACGCGCTGCAGTACCCGGCCCTATCCGAGCGCACCGACCCCAACGCGACGCTCGTCGCATCAGTGCCTAGCGTCGACATAACCGAGATGAACGAGGGCGCGACTAACCGGCCGCTCGTCGACTTTTATCGCGAGGTTGTCGAGACCCTCGAGAGCATCGGCGCCGGCTCGATCGGCACGATACCCGACGGCGCCATCGGCGAGGCCAAGCTCGACCCGGCCTTCGTCGCGAGCCTCGTGCTCCGCGACGGCTCGCACTCGATGCAGGGCGCACTCGACCTCAGCGGCTACAAGGTCACTGACCTCGGCGCCCCTGCTGCGCCGACCGACGCCGCTCGGCTGCAAGATGTTGTCGCCGCCACCGTTGTCGCCGGCGACGGCCTCACGCAAGCAGGCCCGATCGTCAACGTCGTCGCGAACGTCGACGGCTCGATTGTCGTCAGCCCCAACGATGTACAGGTCGGCACGCTCGCGACCGACGCACAGCACGGCACGCGAGGCGGCGCTACTCAGCACGCAGCGGCCACGCCGAGCATTGCAGGCTTTCAAAGCGCCCTCGACAAGGCCAAGCTCGACACCGTAACCGCCGGCGCAGACCCCACGATCGCCACGCTCGCCGCCGCCTCTGCCGCTATCAGCGTCAACGGCCAACGCATCACCTCGCTCGGCTCGCCCTCGGCAAACAGTGACGCGGCCACCAAGGGATACGTCGACGGCAAAGCGCCGACCTCGCACGCCACAAGCCACCAAAACGGCGGCACCGACGAGATCAACGTCGACGACCTCAGCGGCACGCTCGCCGACCCGCAGATTGCAGGCAGTCTCAAGACCGCCACCGGCACCGTCGCCATCGCTGCCGCTGCCGCGCCCTCAGCCTCGCAGGTACTCACGGCCTCGAGCTCGAGCGCCGCGGCATGGCAAACGCCGACGCAGCTGGCGAGCTCGGCGCCCTCGCAGGTGTCAGTCACCACGGCCGCGCAGGGCGTCGGCACGACCGCCGCTCGAGCCGACCACGTGCACAGCGTGCTCGCCAACGTGGCCCCGCCGCTCATACAGGCCGGCGTCGCTGCCGCCGTCGGCACCTCGTCGGCGCTCGCTCGCGCCGACCACGTGCACGACATCCAAACCGCAGTGCCCTCGGCGCTCACCGTCGGCGGCTCGAACGCCGGCGGCAGCTCGAGCGGCGTCGCGCGTGCCGACCACGTGCACGGCCTACCAGCCTACGGCAGCGGCTCGAATACGATAACGCAGGGCAACGACGCCCGCCTCAGCGACGACCGCACAGCGAGCGGCATACGCACCGCCACCACCGTCGTCGCCACTGCCGCCGCTGCCGCGCCTTCGACCTCGCAGGTGCTCACCGCCACCGGACCGAGCGCCGCGACCTGGCAAACGCCGCTCGCGCTCGCGAGCGCCGCGCCGAGCACCGTGTCGGACGTTGCTGCGGCCGTCGGCGTCGCGACCGCTGCAGCCCGCACAGACCACATTCACGCCGTGTCTACCGGCGCCCCCACCGCCCTCACCATCGGCGGCGCGCAGGCCACCGGCACAGCCGCATCGCTCGCCAAGAGCGATCATGTCCACGCCATGCCCGCCGCCGGCACGCCTGGCTCGCTCACCCTCGCCGGCACCAACGCCCCCGGCTCTGCTGCCACGTTCGCGCGCAGCGACCATAACCACGCCTTACCGGCGACCGACGTGCCCGCCGCCCTCACCGTCGCCGGCACGACCTCGGCCGGCGCTTCGACCGCACTTGTCCGCGCCGATCACGTGCACGCCATGCCCGGCCTCGCCACTGGCGCCGCTCATGGCTTCATGGCTCTCGGCGACTTCACGAAGCTCGCAGGTGTCGAGGCCGGCGCGCAGGTCGTCACATTCGCGCGCGTTCAGACCGCGTTAGCTGCGGCGACCTCGGCAGTCAGTCTCAACTCGCAGCAAATCACAAACGTACTCGACCCGACCGCCGCGCAACATGCCGCGACCAAGGCCTACGTCGACGCCATCGCACAAGGTTTAGACATCAAGGCCTCATGCCGTCTCGTGGCGACGTCCAATGTGGCGCTCACTGGCGCCGTGACTATCGATGGTGTGACGACCGCCGCCGACCGCGTGCTGCTCACCGCGCAGACAAGCGCTGCGCAAAACGGCATCTACCTCACCAACGCCGGCGGCGCATGGACGCGCGCGACGGACGCCGACATCTCGGCGGAAGTCACATCGGGCCTCTACACGTACATCACCGAGGGCACAGCAAACGCAGACAGCGGCTGGGCACTCACGACCAACGACCCGATCACCCTCGGCACCACGCCGCTCACGTTCACACAAGTTTCTGGCGCCGGCCAAATCACCGCCGGCGCCGGCATGACCAAAACGGGCAACACGCTCGATGTCGTCGCGCACGCCGACGGCTCCATCGTCGTCGCCGCCGACAGCGTGCAGGTCGGCATCCTCGCGACCGATGCGCAGCACGGCACTCGAGGCGGCGGCACAGCGCATGCTGTGGCGACAACCAGCGTCGCGGGTTTCCTCGGCACCGTCGACAAGCTGCGCATCGACGCCCTGGTCGCCAGCTACAAGACCGCCGTCCGGGTCGCATCGACCGCGCACATTCCCAACGTCGACATACCGGGAAATCAGCCGAACGTTGTCGACGGGATATCGCTCGCCATCGGCGATCGGATTTTGGTCAAGGACCAAGTCACGGTCACCTACGCTAACAACATCTACAGCGTCACCACGGTCGGCACCGGCTCGAATGGGACATGGGCAAAAGCCGCCGACGCAGACGCGACCGGCGAGCTCGTCACCGGCTCGACCGTCTACGTGGCCGAGGGCACGCAGGCCGGCCAGTGGTGGCAGCTGTCGACACTCGGCACCATCACGATCGGCACTACCGCGCAAGCATGGGTGCGTCAGACGCACTCGCTCGCGAGCTCGGCGCCGGCAAACGTCGGCACCACCGCAGCCGTCGGCGTCGGCACGACCGGCGCTCGCTCCGACCACGTGCACGCGCACGGCGCACAGACCGACGGCACGCTGCATGCTGCCGCGACGACCTCAGTGGCTGGGTTTCTCAGTGCCAGCGACAAAACCCGCCTCGACGGCATCGCCACCGGCGCAGCCGCACTCACGAGCACGGCGCCAGTGGCAAACGGACTCGCAGCGGTCGGCGTTGCGACCACCGCGGCCCGCGCAGATCACACGCATCCCGACTCGTGGAAGGAGCCGTGCCGCGCCTACTACACGTCCAGCTCGCTCACGGCAGCTGGCGGCGCTCCCAACGTTGTCGATACCATCACGCTCGTCGTCGGCGACCGCGTGCTCGCAACCGTCAGCGGCACGCCCGCGAACACGGGGATCTATGTCGTGTCGGTCGTTGGTACCGGGTCGAATGGCACTTGGGTTTTTGTTGAGGCCGTTGCGCCCGGAGAAATCGTCGAGGTGTTTTCCGGTTCGGCTGGCTCTGGCTACGCCCGCACGCTTTGGACGCACGACGGCACCTCACTCACCATTTTGATCCCAAACGCGACAGCCTTGCGAGACGGCCTAATGGCCTTTTCCGACAAGCAGAGACTCGACGGCATGGCTTCCGGCGCCGCAGCCGTCGGCAGCACGACGCCGATAGCTGCAGACGTCACCGCAGCCGCCGCCGGCTCGGCAACTACCGCTGCGCGCTCAGACCATCGGCATCAAGTCACCGCCGGCTCGCCCGTTGCGCTCACGCTCGCCGGCGCAACTGCCGACGGCTCGAGCACCTCGCTCGCTCGAGCCGACCACGTGCACGCGCTGCCGGCGACTGCTACCGCGGTGTCACTCACCGCCGCCGGCGCCAACGCACCCGGCTCGGCCGTAACGCTGGCTCGCTCCGACCACGTGCACGCGCTGCCGGACGTCGCGAGCCTCGCGTATGTCGACGCCCTGCCAATCAAGCAAGCGTGCCGCGTAGTCGCCACGACCCCGATCACACTGTCAGGTCTGCAGACCATCGACGGCATTCTGGTCAGTGCAACTAATCGCGTGCTCGTCGTCGGACAGGCGTCCTGGCAAACGAACGGAATATATCTGGCCGCCGCCGGCGCATGGGCGCGCTCCGCGGATGCTGACAGCTCCGCCGAGCTGCCGCCGGGCATGCTTGTGCCAGTAGGTTCCGAGGGCACGACCTACCACGACACGCTGTGGCAGATGCATGTGACGCCGCCGGTCAATCTCGGGACCAGCGCTATGCCGTATGGGCTTGTGTCGAGCACGCTTGCGACCACGGCGCCCGCGGCTGTCGGCACGACCGCAGCCATCGGCACAGCTGTCACCACTGCACACGCCGATCATGTGCACGCGCACGGGGCACAGACCGACAGCACGTTGCATGCACTTGCTACGACCGGGCTTGCTGGCTTCATGGCGCCCGGCGACAAATCGCGCCTCGACTTGCTGCGCACGCGTAGCTACTTCGACGTGCGTTTCGCGACTGCCACGACGTTGCCGGCCTACACCGCGAGCACGATATCGGCCAACCGTCCACGGCTCATCGGGACGGCAAACGGCGCGCTATTCATCGACGGGCAAGTGCCCAACGTGAGCGACCTCGTGCTCGTGCTGTTCGAGGCGGTCGCCTATTGCGGCGTCTACATGGTCATGGCGCAAGGCTCGCCCACGACGCCCTATCAGCTCGATCTTGCCTATTCCGGCGCCTACACGTCGACCTTCGACGGATCACACATGATCGTGCGCACCGGTTGGGAGGGAGACGCCTATTGCAATCGTGAGTTTCGCCCGCAGTCGCTCACGAGCGGTCTCTTCGTTGAGATCCCCGGCCCATTGCAAGTGTGGCCACGCGACGTATCGCCGCCCACTACCATCTATCCCGGCTGGCTCTATGAGCTCGACTCGTTTGGCGCTAGCCCTAGTCTGACCCTCGCGTCGCCGGCTG